CAGATCTGTCGGTGAAACAATGACGGTATCAAAAGAGAGAGCTGAGTATCTGGCACACATGAAAGTAGCAGAGATTATCGATTCGAAAGGCGGTGATCCGGAATCTCCCATTGAGGCGCAGGGTTAAGCGTCTTATTTTTATGTCCGGAATGACGTGAAACTACCAGAAAGGAGTAGTAGCATGACACAGGAACAGTTTGAGGCGCTCGGAATCGAGAAGAGCCTGGCAAAAAAAGCAGCAGATGCTTCTGTAAAAGAGCTGGAAGGCTATGTATCAAAAGAAACCTACGATACGACAGAACAGGAACGTAAACAACTGGAAACATCTGCAAATGATTATAAGACCCAGCTGGAAACGTTAAAAGCGTCCGCAGGGGATAATGAAGCCCTGAAACAGCAGATTGTAGACCTGCAGACACAGAATCAGCAGAAAGAAACAGAATATCAGGAAGAACTGAAGAATCTGAAGCTGACCAATGCAATCAAGATGGCAATTGCCTCATCAGCACAGGACAGTGATCTGGTGGCGGGGCTTGTTGACCGTAAGAAACTGATCCTTGGAGAGGATGGAAAAGTTACCGGTTTGGATGAACAGGTAAAAGCACTGAAAGAGAGTAAACCATTCCTCTTCAAGCAGGAACAGAAGCAG